AGTTGGGACACCACCAAGTCCAGCGGTCGGCTCATGATGTCCGTCCTCTCCGGCGTGTCGAGGTACACGTAATTGGCGTAGCACTTGATGTTCTTTTGGGCGTCAGTGAGACCTGAGATGTTCCCGAGATTAATCTTAATTTCTACTTGGTGGTACGCGAGGGCGCACAGGGGGAGCGACCCACCGTCGCAGAAAAAAAAGTGCAACGGCACGAATCCCTGTATACTTTGGGACGTCTTATTGTTGATGAGGGTGGATTTCGTGTACGAATCGGCGAGATAGTTTGTCCAGATGTCGGAGAGAAATTCATACGGGTGGGAGTCCACCTTCACGCCACCGATGTATAAATCGATCGTGCTGCCGACGAAATATTTGGTGGCACACTGCGGCCCCTCGAACCACACCGCGTTCACCAGGTCACCCCACGGTGGGATGACGACTGTGCTGTCCGTCTCGGTCACGGTCTTGATGAGTTTCGGAGCCTGTGAGAAATTGGTGTGACGGGTGAACTTTTTCCTGAACAGACTCGAACTCAATTCGTCCGTGTTCAGATAGGTGTCCTGAATTCCCTTGGAGATCAGACTGATCGTGGCACCACCGGAAGACATCCTTAATTACAATACCTCTATATTAAATTTCGAAAGAAAAACCCTTCACGAGGGGTTCGTCGTGGTGCACCGGTTCGGGAACTTTCCCGTGAATCTTGAACCCACCGGCTCTGTACACCTTTAGTCTCTTGTAGTACATGGCCGTGAATATGCTCCACACGTCCCTCACGTCGTAAATGTGGGGATTATTTTGCTTTCCAGTCGTCTCCCGCATCACCCTCCCTATGGACTGCACGATGTCACTCTTCGGACTCGCGAGGATGACCGTATCGAGGGCCGGTATGTCCAGTCCCTCGTGCGCTTGCGAATAGGTTGCGACTATGATTTTTTTGGTGGAACTCTCCTCGAGATCTTTTTGTTTCATTCCCCCCATGTACAACCCGGAGGACTCCTTAAACGCTTGGTGGAGCATCTCGCAGTGTTGACGCCTCTCGCTCAGCACGAGGAGTCTCCGGGTACCCGCACTCGCTTTTTTAATGAGCTTGCACAACATTTGATTCCTGTCCCTCAGTTCGACCAACTGGGTCACCATGTTCGGGAGACTTATCTTTCCGTTGCGCATGCACGGGGGTGGATCCCGGAAGATGTCGTGCTCGTACGTCACCGGAAACACCTCGACGTCCTCGTTATTTTTTCTCTCCACACTGAAGAATGTTTTCCCCATGAACCAGTGAAGGACTTTGGTGAGTCCATCCTTCCTCTCCGGTGTGGCGCTGAGACCAAATATGTGCTTCGGGCACATTTTGAACAAACTCTGTGAAAACACCTTTGCGCATATGTGATGCGCCTCGTCGACGATGACCGTTCCCACGCTGTCAAAGTCTTTGAAATCGTACTCCTTGAGGGACAGCGACTGAAGCATGGCTATGATGAAATCACACCCCTCCACCTCCAACTTTTTTTGTTGCACCCTCCCGATCTTCGCGGCCGGGCAGAAGAACCGGATTCTCTCCTCCCACTGGCTGGCGAGGAACTCCTTGTGCACCACGACCATGGTTCGATACCCGAGGCGACACGCGATCGCCAGGGCTACCGTCGTCTTCCCGTACCCACACGGGAGCGACAAAACTCCATGACCTGCTTCGATAGCCTTTGCAAGCGCGGTGTTTTGGTGGGTGGCGTCTCGGAGGGTTCCGGTGAAGGTGGCGTGCATTTTTTCCGGTTCGGGTCTCTTATCGTGCTGAGGTTCTCCAAATCGATCAACTCCGTAGTATCTTGGAACGCAGATTCCATTCTTCGTTGCTCTGTATACTTTAAAAGGCGGTGGAGGAAAACCAAACTCCCCATTGACGATGGGTCTAACTGTGAGCTCTTTTTTTATTTCACCGATTTGGGGACACTTGTCCACGAGGTATCCGGAGCGGGACAACATCTCATAAATTATATGAGCGACTAACCTTTAAGAACTTAAAAACAGGGTGCGATGAAAGACTATAGCACCCACCATGGCGAACACGAAATTGTCCATCGAGGAAAACATCAAGTCCACCATTCAACAGATGGAGAACATGTCCCGCGAGCTCTTGCGCCTCGAGGGCACGGTTCGACTTTTGCAACAACTCAAGGAGGCCGGCGTCGATGACATCGATGTGGACGAGGAAAAACTCAAGGAACTCCAAAAGAAGATTGCCGAAGAACAAGAAAAGCTTAAAGTTGAAAACTAATTTTAATGTAATTAATGAAAGTTTTATCTATTGATATCGGGTACCACAACATGGGTCTCGTTCTCGCCGAGTGTCCCCTCAGGGGCGATGGCGTGGTCGTCGAGTTTGCGAAGAGAATCAATCTCGAGGATTACAAATACAACGCGGAGACGAACGAGATCGCCGACCTCGTGCCCCTGTTCGTGGAGGATCACCAATACATATTCGACGCCGCCCAAAAGATTCTCATCGAGAGGCAACCCCCCGGTGGATTCACCAACATCCAGACCCTCCTCCACTACATGTTCAAGGACAGGGTCATCCTCGTGTCACCGGTAAGTCTTCACACTCACTTCGGTATGCGCCATCTCAACTATGATGAAAGGAAGGAACGGACGGAGTCCATAGCGTCCAAATACATCGCGTGGGACATACCGGAGGGAGAGAGGAGGCACGACATCTCAGACGCGCTCTGTATGATATTGTATTTCAACTTTAGGGCTGGTGTGCACATATTCGATCGCTTCCGGTTCAAACTTTAGATTCTCTCCTGAATGTCGTAGTGAATCATGAGAAGATCCCTGGCGTCTCGCATCTGTTGTCTGATGGATCGCCATCTGTCCTCGTACTCGAGGTAACACCCGAGCTGTTTCATGCGTGTCCGGAGGGCGTACAATTCTCCCACCTGTTCCCTGTACACTATTTCAAGGGTACCCCTCTGAATGTGCGCGGGGGTCATGACGTCGAACCGGTCTTTCCCGAATTGTTTGTACCCGAGGGTCGTCACCTTACCCTTGAACCATTTCTTCTCGAGGCGACGAATTTCTTTGTCACAATCGTTGTCATCATACCACGCAAACATTGTATTGACTAATTATTGACAATCCTCTATAAGTTGTTTTAAAAGCAACACGATCCGGCGATGTTTCAGGGAATAGATCTTCGCGGGAGTGTCGACTAACCGGAGAATCCTCTCGTTGTCATCCGGTTCCTTCCGCGCGCGTTTCTTCTCGTTCGTTCGTAAGTAGTCGGCGACGCAATAGATGATCCCGTCGAGAAACTCTTCCCTGGCCATTTCAAACCACGAGTTTTTCACACACCCCCACGTCCGCGGATCGTCGTCGACGCGCACGCCGTGGCCGTACTTGGTGCGACCGAGTTCGAGACGGTCGGTCAGTTGTTGGATGACAGACATGTGTACGTGCACGAGATGTAATAGACGTCCTTGAAACCGAGGGACGAGAGTTGCTTGGCGGCGTATCGAGCGCGTTGACCCGTGTTGCAGTACACGAGAAGACCGCGCGGTGGAAGCGTCGTCGTGGTTTCCCTGGAGATTTGATTCACGGGGATGTGGATGGCACCCGGGTAATGTCCGTTGGAGTACTCCACGGACGTGCGCACGTCGACGACTGCGGTGATCTCCCCGGTGGCGATCTTAGATCTCGCCTGCTGGGCACTCAAGAGTTGACTCCCGGTGAAAGTGTATAACAGGAGGAGAACGACCACCACTGAAATAATTTTGATTATGCCCTTCATTTTATATCTAACATATATTAATGTTCTGGCTATTGATCATAACTTTATCAATCTTAGTCGTGTACTACTACCACCTGTCCGGTGTGAGATACAATCAGATATGCGAGGAGGGTATGGGCGTGGAACTCAAACTCAAGGGACACCTCTCGGACAAGGAGATGATGAAGGCGTGGGTTCGGGAACATCTTCCCCAACACGCCTCCCTCCTGCCGCGCACGCACTACAAGACGAAGGATGTGAGGGATTTGGAAAAATATCTGGGAAGCGACGAGTGCCCGAACCGGTACGTCCTCAAGAACACCCACGGATCCAGAATGAACATCGTCGTGAACGATAAGAGGGTGGTGGAACCCCACAAGATCAAGGGACGCGCG